TCAATATTAGTTGATAATTGGACTTCTGACAATGTTCCAAACGTGCAAAAAGCATGGGAAAGAAGATCTGTAGGTTTTATAGATGACAGAAGAGATCAAATCATTTTAACTCCAAAAGCAGAAAATATCAAGTATTTTGGGCTTTATGGAAATGATCACTGGCATGATGTTACTATAGATTTAGATATCAGAACCTATCAAAATGATGAAAGACATGCAGATGTTGTGTCAGAAATTGTTAGAATAATAAAAAGTAAGATTAGAGGTGGTACAGATTATACTGATTTGAGGGTTATAGCATCATATACCAGAAATCAATACATGCGTAACATGTTTAATCATATTATCACAATATCCATGAGAATAAGTGAATCCTCCTAGAAATCTTTAAATATGTAGTCCAGTTATATACGATATGGTACGAACTGGTGCATATGCATATGTTAATTATGGGTTCGAGGCAAGTATAGGCGGTTCTGCTGGTGCAATTACTAAATCATTTGGTCTAAAAACAGCAGTAAACAGTCTAACAGTACAAACTAACAGAATGGCTTTAGGCAAACTAGGTCAAGTAGAACCATCATCATTTGCTTATGGAACACAAACAGGTAATTTAGGAATTAGTTTTGTTTTAGGAGATACAACATCACATGATATATTTCAGGCTATCTATGGAGCACCAACAGGATCAGGCACATCATCATCACCTTATATTTACGGTAGTTTAACTCAGGGTAATGCATCAAAGACATTTGGTACAGTTGGTGGAGTAGCACAAACATTTACAACAGAAATAGGATTTAATGGTGATACAGATTATATGGTAAGAACATTAAAAGGATGTATATTAAACAGTTTAAATATAACAACTGCAATAGGAGAAACAGTTAATTGTTCAGCAGACTCAGTTTTTGGTAAAGAAGATGCACCAAGTAATAATTCATCACATTTTTCAGATGACGGAGTTGAAAATTCAACGCCATTTACATTTGCTCATGGTGCATTAAAAGTAGGTGGATTAACAATAGCAGAAGTACAGGATGTAGATATTACATTTGCACAGAATGGTGATTTGTTATACGAATTAGGTTCACAACAAACAGCATCAGCAGTAAAGAAAACACTTGAAATTACAGGTAGATTTAGAGCATCATGGAAAAATGATGATATGATTGATAAAATTATGTTACAATTAAAAGGTACAACATATTCAGAAACAGTTGGTGGAAGTCCAGAATTTGAATTATTCTTTAGTAATGGTGCATCAAGTCCTAAATCTATAAAAATAACATTATCAGGATTAGCAATAGGAGAACACTCTGTAACAGGATTAGAACCAGTCGAACCAGTATTTGAAGAAATTACATGGCAAGCAAAAACATGTAAAGTTGATGCTGTAGACCAATAGGTTTATTAATAACGATAATATAACTTTTATATGGCTATAAAATCTTTTCAACTGGATTGGGAAGGAGTACCAGAAACTTTTGAGTATGAAGATGATATAACATATGGTGAAATGGAAGCAATTTTATCAAATAGTATAGACTTGTCAGATGTTTCAAAACCTAAAGTAAATATACCTCAATATAGAACACATATTTTATTAAAAGTTCTAAAAAAAGCACCATTTCCAATTAATGATGCTGTATCTTTGAGAAATATTAAACAAAAACAAGCATCTGCAATCATGAAGGAGGTCATGGTAGACTACCCTTTAGCAAAATATTTGGGGGATTGGGTGGAGACATTCACGGGATCTCAGATTCAGAACGAGACAGATACTCAATCTACTACTTCTGTGCAGTAGAATTTGGGTGGGATAAAAATATAGTAGATAACATGCCTAGGGAATATTTGAAATGTGTTATAGGTATGCATATGGAACAAAAAAAGAAGGAATATAACCAAATGAGGGCTAATCGTTCCAAGAAATCTTTTTAAGTTAGAACATTTATAAAATAATATGGCTATTGATGAGTCTCAACAAGAGGGTGTAGATGTTGATGCTCTTGATAAGACTTTAGATAAATTGACCAAAGCTTTTGAAAAATTAAGCAAGAATTTAGAAGAAACCATAAAACAAACCCAAAAAAATACAACCAGTTCAAAGGTAGACCACGATAAGATACATAAACAAAATATGGAAAGACAGAAATCATATTTTGAAAATGTAAAAGCCATGAAATTGTTATCAAAGGAAATGAAACAAGGAAAAGATTCGTTTTCTATGTTTACTGGATTATTAACAAAAGGTGTAGGTTTGACATATGTATTTAAAAAAGCAACTCAGCATATAGATGGATATATTGATGCTTCTGACAGACTAAGGGATGCGACACAACAGCTTGCAGAATTGGAAGAACAGGTTAGGCAAAAACAAGGTGTTGATAAAGTAGAAGATATTGACTGGACTAAGGCAGGAACTGATAGAAATACTCGTACTGATTTACTTGATCAACAAAGTAAGGCTAAGGAACAGGGTGGAGAAAGTGGTCTAGGTGGATTATCTGGTGCTAAAGAATTCTTTGGTAAACATAAAATGGGTATGATGATAGGTGCTGGTTCTGCTGGTGTGCTTATAGGTATTTTTAAAAAGGCTTTGGATGTATCTCCAATGTTTCAGGCAGTTAAAAAATTACTTAATTTTGGTATAATGATGGTATTAAGACCAATAGGTGATTTTGTTGGATTTTTGTTAAGACCAATTATGGTATGGATGTTAAGAAAATTAATTATACCATTTTATACAACATTTTTACCTCTTGCACAGCAATGGGGTACTGATATTGGTAATTTGGTAGTTGGATTCTTTGATTGGATAGCATCTTGGACTAGTATTAATGATAAAAAGAGTTCTGATGTTATTACACATATTGATAGAGCTGATGCTATATCAACAATAAAAGATTTGGATGGCAATATGATTGAAAGTAATAAAGACTTGGGTAAATTAATAACAACTACTTTTAATAAAACAATAGGAGACAAATTGCGTGAATCTATAGATGAAAAAAACACTATTGGAGATTGGCAGTTACATGAATTTGATATGTTTGGTAAAAATGAAGGAATAAATGAAGTCAGTGGATGGGATGTAGAAGGAGTTGGTAAAAACTTACCATTAGCACAAGCCGCAGTAGATTGGTATAGACAAATGGGTGCAGTAGTAACAGCTACTGCTGGTAAATCAAATTATGAAAGAAATTTTGGATCTAGTCCAGCTACTGATATACAATACTCACAAATGGGTGCTACAACACAATCAATCCAAAATATGGATAATGTAATGAAAGAAAGAGAATTAACATTAATGGAAAAGGATCAAGCAAGAATGGATGCACAGTTAGCTGCCGCAAAGAAAAATGACGTATCAAATGCTGGTATAGTAGTAAATGTGCAAGGTTCAGTTTTATCTGAAAATGATCTTGGTAAAGTAATACAAGATGCATTAGAAGACTTTCAAAAAAGGATAGGGAGTATGTGGGGATAAATGGAATTCTGGTTAAGAAAGATGTCAGCCGAACATAACAGAATAATTATGTTGTATAAAATTGATACTCTTGATACTCTAAATTTTGCATTTAACTCACCAATAAGTCCATCACCATTACCAGAAGAAGGTGGGGATGAAAATATATTGGTAAAAATAACTGGTAACACAAATACAATGACTTTATCATGGGTTATAAAGGAAGAAAATGTCAACAGAGGAATAATCAATACTAATGTATCTAATCTTGTATCTCCATGTAATTCAAAGACAGTGTTGGAACAGTTAATGTGGTTTACTAAACCAGACCATGGATTTCTTGGAACTGGTATAGATGATAGTTTTGATATTGTGATAGTTGAAGACGGTGCTCATAGCGGAGATTATTGGTCAGACGAATTAAATCAACCTACTTCCAATGAGTCAGTGAGAAAGGGTTACATAAGAAATCTTTCCTTTGATACAAGTGGATCTGAACCAGTTACACTTAAAGCTAGACTGGATTTCATAGAAGGTAATACTATTACAGGTTACAATGGTAATACCCCATCAACACCTAGAAACTTTGTAGTTCAAAAAGGTGATGCCAGTGGTAATGATAAAGATACAAAAATGTATATTACATGGACACTACCTTTGAAAAATGGTGGGAGTAATTTAACAGCCCAAGCTGTTTATTCTAGAGAAAGTGAAGGTGAATGGAAAGCAAATGCAGTAGCTAGTAATGCAGAAGCCGCAGTTATATCTAATCTAACATCTGGAACCACATATGATTTTAAAGTAATTTCAGCAAATATTAACGGTAATGGAACACCTACATATGTAAGAAGTAGAACTACTGATTAATGGTGATTAATTGTCTAACAGAGTAAAATTAATAGTTGATAAGGTAAATGGGAGTCAGGATTTTGCGACTATAAAACAAGCAGTGGTAAAAAGGGAGGGTAAAAGATCAGTAGATCATGCAACTATAACTGTTTCTGCAAAACATGATATTGAGGAAAATGATACTGTAAGCTATATGCAAGATGAGGTTGATACAACATTTCTAACTGGAATTTGGAATTTTCAAGGAAGTTGTAAGGATGAATCAGGTAACAATCTTAACGGTACAGGTAATGCAGACTATAGATATCCCAATGTAGGTACTAATATCAGAAAGTTTGCAGCTAATTATGCGTTACAGTTTGATGCCGCTGGTGAAGAAATAACCATATCAGATAATACTTTATTGGATTTCACAAAACAGTTTGACATAATCATAGCATTTACAATGGAAAGTAATAATCCTAATCAACATTTTAACGGTAGTAGTAATACCACGCAAATGTTGTTTAGTAAACATGACGGTACAAACGGAGTTGAAATAGGCATAAAATATTTGAGTACATCTGCTAGATGGGTTATTTATGCAAAACTAGATTCTACCACATTCACAGGTGATGCATCAATACATGCAGATATTGGAACTATAAATCAAAATACACCAAGATTCATTAGATTTTATAGAGA